TTGTTATCTAATACCGCGTAATGTGCCATAGTTTTTATCCAAAGGTTACTGTGTCAGATGAGCCAGCGGCTGTGATTTGAGTAACAGTATTTCCTGAGTGAGTTGACGAGCTAGAAGTAACGCCAGAAGAAAATGTTGCTGTTACAGAAGTAGGATAAATTAAAAGTATAATACCCGAACCTCCAGCGCCACCAGTACCGAAAGCACCACCGCCCCCACCACCAGTATTTGTGCCTCCTGCTTGTGCCGCACCATTAGGATCACCTCCATTACCGCCACCACCACCACTGTTAACACCTCCACCGTAGCCGATACTATTCAAATAACCGCCACCACCACCACCTTCGCCATATTTGCGAGAAAGTCCTGATGCGCTTATTGCCGTTCCAGTACCACCGTTACCAGCTTGACCGCTTTGCCAGTTTGCTCCTACACTTGCGGTTCCACCACCACCACCACCACCGGATGCATTAGATGGTTCTCCTACGTTACCTCCAACACCACCACCAAAGCCTTGTCCAGATATTCCTGAGCCTCCAGACCCTCCACGGAATCCACTACTTCCTCCACATCCTCCATTTGCCGGAGGCTCATTACCACCGTAAGCACCACCGCCTCCACCAGAAGAGGCAATTAAATCAAATGTAGAGTTTGAGCCACTATTACCTCTGGAAGACACACCGCCTGCTCCATAACCTGAACCACCTGCTCCAACTGTTACCGTATAAGCAACACCAGCTACATAAGTATCAGTAACTGTAGCCGTTAGTAATCCACCGCCACCGCCAGCACCACCGGGATATGCGTTTGCGCCGGTGCCTCCACCCGCTTGTACAGCGTAAGTAACAGGAACTATTACTGTACGACTAGTAAAAGAACCGAAACCATTTACGTTATAACCAAAACCACTCATACCTACTCCTTATGCGTCATTCGCAGCGTCAGTGGTAAAGAATAACTTAATGCCTAATAAACGGGCCGCACCTGATTGAGAGTCTGCCGAAACATCTCTAGCAATCTGAAAGATAGTCAGCGTATCTGCTGCCGCTCCAGCAATGGTTACTGCGCCACTTACTGCCGCAACATCTAGGTCGTTAGACGTTCCAGAGTGAGCTTTAGCTGTTGCTACCACCTGAGTTCCAAAAGCAGTGTTAATGTCTGCGCTATCCGCAAAACTTCTACCTGCCAATCCCCACGCTACCGTACCAGTGTTTGTTCCTGTGACAGTAAAGAAGGCTTGAAAAGTAACAGTGCCCTCGTTCCAACTTTTAGGAAAAATAACTTGGAACTGAGCGAAATCATCTGCCGCAGCCGCGAAGTCCAAACATTTTAATTCTGGGCCGTTAGATAGTTCGACTTGCTCCAGACCAGAACTACCGTTAGTTGTCTCTGGATACATACCTGCCGCTGGGACATATATAGTTTCAAGTCCTGCAACTTTAGCTTTTGCGCCTCCAACATCTAGCGTACCGGCTATTGTAACGTTAGTTGTGCCTGTTGGAATCTCAATTACATCTGCATCTGCATCATTCTTAATAGTAACGTCATTGGTAGAACCTTGACCTGTAAGAATAAGTCCTTCTGCGGCGGTGTAACCTATAGCAGCGGTATCACCAGCGGCTGTGTCGCCGTCGGCGTTTAATGTCCCTGCTGTAAAGTCTCCAACAACATCTACATTAGTAGTACCAGTAGGAATAGTTAAAACAGTGCCGTCAGCGTCATTCTTAATAGTTACATCAGAGGTTGAGCCTTGACCCGTTACAATAATACCTTCTGCACTGGTGTAACCGAGCGCGGCATCGTCACCAGCGGCTGTATCTCCAGAAATCAAAGGGTGTGCTAGGGTCTTATTACTTAGAGTCTGTGTAGCTGCAATACCCGCCAAAGTGTCTGAAGTAGCTGGTAGTACAAGAGTTACGTTGCCTGAAAAGGCGGAGTGTGCGGGAGCTTGAAGTTGAGCATAATGCGCGTTGTTTGACTCGCAATAAAACTTAACTGTTGATACGGTTCCGCTGTTTTTAATAGCAATGTCACCAGCGGATATCTCGACCAGTCCAGCTATTACAGCCTTAACGGTGCCTGTCGGTATCTCAATAACGTCTGTGTCAGCATCGTTCTTAATTGTTACGTCATTCGTTGAGCCTTGACCTGTAAGAATAAGACCCTCTGCCGCTGTGTATCCTATGGCCGCATCATCACCAGCGGCTGTGTCGCCTGTAGCCTGAAGAGTTCCTGCCGCGACCAAATCTCCCGCAACAGTTACATTGACGGTGCCTGTCGGTATTTCAATAACATCTGCGTCAGCGTCATTCTTTATGGTTACATCGTTGGTTGAGCCTTGTCCGGTAAGAATAAGACCTTCAGCAGATGTATAGCCAATTGCAGCATTATCCCCAGCGGCTGTATCTCCGTCAGGTTCAAAAGTTGCCGCTGTAGCTGTACCAACAATATCTACGTTAGTAGTGCCTGTAGGAATGGTAAGTACAGTACCGTCAGCATCGTTCTTTAGAGTAACGTCGGACGTTGAACCCTGACCTGTTAAGATAGCTCCATCGGCGGAAGCATAACCAAACGCAGCATTATCGCCGGAAGCTGTATCTCCGGCAGGTTGTATGGTATTTGCAACAAAGAAATCTCCTGCTACTGACAGGTCAGTCATAACATCATAGAGCGCCGCACCAGAACCCGCGCCATCAGAGGCGATAGATTTAGTCTGCCCAGCAAGTACAGCTACATTTGCTCCAGAACCCATTGTGAAGGTAAGAGTATAGCTAGTAGCATTTTCTATGAACCAAACCTTAGATACAGTATTAGGCGCTAGGGTTACTGTAGATGCTTGACCGCCTCCAGTTAACTTTAGATACAATGACCTAAGCTCGCCGTTTGTGGCTGTTCCATCGGGCATTGTAATAGTAGAAGTTGATGCATTAGCGACCGCTTTAGTCGCGTAGCCCATAGCCTCACCAATCAACTCTAAGTTGATGTTTGTTTCAGTGCCCCATGTACCAGAAGATTCACCTGTACCAATCTCCTTTAGTCTTAAATCATTAACGTATGTTGCCATTGTATAAACCTCATGCGGCTATTGTTTGCCAGTTTGGTGTTTGAGAAGTATCTATCAACCCCCACACATTTGTTGTACCTATCTCGCCAGTGCCTAAAACACCTGAGACTGAAAAAGTTACAGAAGAACCTACTATAACGTTACCTACCGACCCTACACCCCTAACTGATGTAACAGACGCTTCGGATTGTGCACCCGTACCTACACTGCCTAATGCACTTGTACCTACAACGCCAGTAGGTGATACAGCTTCAGGGTCTCCCCATGTAGCAGACCCCCAACCTCCACGGCCCCAGCCATTAATATCTGGCACTATGCTATCCTAATAATCGCGTTACTAGCATCTGGTGCTGGGAAAGTAATAGTAAAATCTCCGGCGGTAGCTGTTTTGTCAGCTCCAAAATCTAACACACATACAGATTTGTTACCTCCGGCTGAGTTGTTAAATATTAACGCGCCTCTAGCAGTTAAAGTAACCGTACTAAAAGTTAGGTTAGAAAAATCTGTAAACCCCGTAGTACCAGACGAAGTAGGGTTTATATTAGTTAAAGCTGCTCCCCCAGCAGTATAATTGGTTCCACTAGATTCATTAGAACTAGTATACGCTGATGTAGCCGCATTAAGAGTTGCGGAGTTAGTATATAAGGCTAGTTTGAAGGTGCTTCCTCCATTTGCTAGAAAATTATGAGTACCTTCGAGTAATTCTTTTTTAAACGAGGTACACATTGCTTGAGCTATTGCCATTACAATCTCCTAATGATTTCGGCCATGTCTTGTTGTTGGTTTTGGTTAAGCAACCCTACTAAAGTAGTTCTATCGCTTTTGATTGCTTCTTCCATATAGTATTTTACTGCGTTAAACACTTGCGCTTTAAACGCTTCTGCTTGTTCTTTTATAGCTGGATGACACTCTCCACCTACTGACACTATCCGGCTTGTAGCTATTTCTGCCCAAAACTCAGGATCGTGTCCTTTGTTGTTAGTAGTAGTAACTCCTACAGAGCCTACATTTGATACCGCTATATTAAACATTATTTAGTTCCTTAACTAACTGGCATTCTGTATTGTCCAGAACGATATGTATCTTCGCGTAGTTTACCATCCCCAAGATTTTTTAGTAGTGACATTGCTAACCCATACATTTTTTCATAGTTAGCTATGACATCCGGCTCACCTTTTAGGAACCGTATTGCTTCTATTAATGCTCCGTTAAGCAATGCGGAGTCAAACTCAGTTCCAAGCCATGTAGTACCCGCTGTAACAATAGACTCAGGATAGTAACCGTAGTGCAACTCTACGTCATAAACATTAGTAGGCGTTGGCCCCAACAAAAAACTAGTTTGGCTAAAGTAAGCATAATGCTTAGGTAAACCTGTAGTCGTAGGAATAGGGTACGCTTCACGTATAAAGTTAACGTCTTTATTTAACAAGTACGTAAATGACCCATTAGAATCAATGACCGCCAAACTATAGGTGTACAAAAAATCACTAATGGGTACATTTAAATATTGATTATTTGCTTGAGTACGCCCAGTTACATTCTTACGCAGTGCGGGTATTTGGACTGAGTTATATATCTTTTGCTCGGCCTGTTGCGTGAACATAGCAAGCTGGTCATCTGTAAACGAGTTTTCACAAATGTCTTCGATATTAGTTTTCAGTTCCGTATAATTCATAACTTATGCCATCGGCCCACGTGCGTACAAGCCTTTAGTTGCTGCTCCAGTGCCACGAATCTTTACTTTTCCGCCTTTAGTGTAGCCCATTTTATTTTTTACTTTCTTAGGCCGACCTACTTTTGACCCGTATGTTCCTTTACCTTGTGGCATGTTAATGCTCCTGTTAAGTTGTTACGGTAACTTGTCCTATACTACCATTAATTAGTAGTATATTAGGAGTTAAATTGTAGGGATTAATTGTTCCCCCTACAGGATTCCAACCCCAGTAAATATCTCTACTACTAGCATCTCCCGCCTCTCCTAGACTTTGATCTGGGCGAGGGTCACGTAGCGCCTGCGGATCATTTACTGGAAACTCCCCTAACCTTAATTGGGGTTGATCTCCATTCCAACATTCACGGCACGCTTTTATATTGGTGTCTCTACCTTTAACTATTAGGCTACGTAGGTCTTTTAACTTACACTGCCAACCACATACATCACAGTAGGCTATAGCCTTATTACTAGAAGCAAACGGACTACCCATGTCTACATGTATCCCATACGAGGTACAAATCTAGCGGAGGTTTTTTCTCTATCTTCTCCTGCGGCTAGTTCAAACTGCTCATCATAGATTGATTTTAACATACCAACCCTATCAACTAAATCAGGTATTTTCATAGCTATATAATAAGCTAGCCCTGCTACTAGGCAAGGGAAAAACCTAAAGTTCATATCCGCAGTTTGTACACCACTACCCGCATCTTCTATTCTACGCATACGCCAATAGTACAGGACATAATTATTGTTGTCAGGTACAGGCCATACATTAACCTTAGGAGCATCACGCAACCGCTCTATGTAAAGCTGGATGGGCCTACCCTGTGTTAACTTGTTAGGAATAGACGCGTAAGTACTTACACTAATACGACTTAACGTTAGATCAGACTGAGTAGCTACGTTACCACTGTTTGTACGTAACTGCTGCTCTAATAAATCTATAGTATCTGCGGGTAAAGGGTACTGTGTTTGTCCTTGGACTAGATTTATAGTTCCGCTATCTATAGTCCACATGTTTATGCCACGATTCTGCCACTCAATAGTAAGTAAGTTCATGGAGCGTCTTGCAGTGCGAAGATCATATCCAGAACGCATATCACGCCCTGCACGTTCAAACGCTTCCTCGGCAATCTCCGTGAAGTCCATGTTAAACGCTGTAGTTGCTGATGTAGCCATTGTTACTTACTCCGATTTTTATTAACAGTCTTTCCTTTAGCCTTAGCTTTAGCTCTGACTGACAAATCTTTTAAGTGAAATAACTTTACGCTTGTCTTAGTGTGAGACTTATTAGTGTGTAGGGTACCGTCAGCCATCTTGTGACTAGAACCTTGATGTTCAGTACCGTCTCTTTTGTAATGTTTTACACCCTTCATAATTTTTTACTCCGCTTAGTAGCTGATACTCGTTTAGGCTTTCCTGCTGGTTGTCCTAAACTTTTCTTCTCGGATACTTTCTTTTTCTTTTCGGCACTAGACATCTCACCAGAGGTCTTAGGAGTCTTCTCAGATACCCGTTTGCTAGGTCGGCAGTAAGGGGTACCACGTCCATCCCCCTTCTTTCTACCACAAGCCTTGCCAGTGCTAACGTCTTTCCAATCTTCTTTAAACCAGCGTTTTAAAGATGCGCCTTTTTCTGTCTTGCGTATCTTCTTACGCATTACTTACCAGCCTTTTTCTTCCGGCATTTAGCGATAGCTCCCGACGCATATGCAGACGGGAACACTTTATACTGTGACTTTACTTTGGTGTAGCACGCGTCTTTTACAGTACCACCAGACTTGTAACCACACCCACAGCCGCTTTTCTTGTAGTAATTACGCATTAGCGCATCTTACAGGCACGTACACCTTTTTTAGCCATACCTGCGCCACGAACCTTACCGCCTTTCTTCATCATAGGCATGGCGCTACCTTTCTCTCTAGGGTCTTTCATCCTAGGATCGGTGGTAGGTGCAGGTCTAGGCGCAGGTTTACGCTTAGGGGGCATCATAGGTTTCTTAGACTTAGGATCACCCATCATAGGAGCAGTCATCCCCCCCATATTCATCTTTTTCATACCCTCCATTTTTTTATTCTCCATAGCTTTTTTAGCAGCCTTTTCTTTAGGGCTTAAGTTTAAGTTTTGCATCATAGCGGCTCTTTTACGCTCCCCTTGTTGCTTGGGAGTCATAGCATCAAACTCTTCTTTCGTTGGTACTTTAGGGACATCTTTTTTGTTCATATTAGCCATGCCTCCATTATTATAGCCTTTAATGTCTTTACGAGCTTGCATCTGGGCTTCATCATCCCTAGAGAATGTCCCCGTACCTTTACTTTTTGCGTATTTACCTACCGCCGAACCGCGAACCTTATCT